GCTCACATGCCACCTTAAACGAGACATGCGTAAGGCTATTGACTGAGCAATAGATGTAGTGGTCCCCCGTCTCGGGTGGCGTAACAATCTCAAACGTTCCCGTGGTCGAACTAACTGTCGGCGTAAACTCTCGGACCTGAAGGCCCTTAGCCAAGGACTCCATCCAACGTTGTTCAAGCTGAGAACGTCCTCCCCTAGAGGCTGAAAAGTCGGAAATCTTCACCCAAGCACCTCAAGGTCCATCTCGGCTGAGACAATGCTCACGGGCACGGAGTCCGTTACCGCAAGCTCAAACTGCCGAGTCCTAAAGACGCCCATCCTTGAAAGCTTGGCCGTAATCTCGGACTCCCCCTGCCTCCCAAGGTCTATATGGCGTTCGCCCGTCCAAGGGCCTTCTCCGTTATCCCGCCACCTAAGAACCGCATAAGGAGTAGAAGTTGACGACCCCCTGCCCCGCTTGAGCCTGATTAGCATAGCCTTCGCAAGCTTTCTCTTGTGAGTTCCAAAATCAAGGTGCCCCGTTATTCGAGAGGCCCTCAGGATATTCCCCTTAACGGGGTCGCCCCGCGTTGTATAGTCAAGCATGTAGATGTTACTTCCGCCCTTATCATAGCAGAGCGAGACTCCCATCTCAGGAATGCTTATCCATCCCGTCACGGAAGAGCCAACATAGGTGTCGCCATTCCATGCTCCCATCTGAGACCAGGTCATGGCCTTATCCGTCACTCTTACGGCATAAGTTCTTTGAGCCGAGGGAAAATCCCAAATAATAAAATTATCGCCGTGGATGGTTGCTGTATAGCCCTCAGCATCCGCAACAAAGGGGAGCGAAGCAATCTCCTTGTCAAAAGGGCTTTCAAGATAGGTGACATCGGAACCCGAGAAAGTCGCAAACTTCCTTGAAGCATCGAGCCAATAAACGCTCTGATTTGCCGCAACGATACTAAGAGGGGCAACTGCTCCGCCTTCAATAAATCCGCCGCTGACGCGAGAAAAAGGAGTAACTCCATCATTCTCCCATATCTCGACAGACTGCCGACCAAAAAGGTATATGCGCCGATTCATTACAATGAGACGAGTAAGGTCGTCTTCATATCCTGCCGCAGAAGCAATGTCCGAAGCGCTCCAGGCGTAAACATTCCCAACATTGGAGAAGGCAAAGCGATTCGTCCCTCGATTCGATGCTACGCAATATGAATCAATGTAGCCGAGAGATGAGCTCCGAGTCGGCATGTTTGGGATTGTGGACACATCCTTGTCGTTCGGCCCAAGTATCGTAAAGCCCGAGTCAGTAAACTGCGCAATGCAAGGAACCTCTCCGCCAGCCGCAAAAAGATAGGTGTTCCCGTCGTACATAAAAGAGGCTTTATCAGAGCCTAAAGTGCCCCATCGGCTGTAGGTATACGGATAAATGGAAACGTCCCTAACGGACAAATGAGGTGTAACAAGGTCATCGCCAATAGGGTCCGACTGACTTCGCGCAACTCCCCCAGGGGTTAACTGAGGAGGGTTAAAAAGCTGAAGTCCCGTTAAGGTTTGACCGACCGCAACGATTAGCGTGTTTTTCTTAGAGGCCCAATATAGCCCTGTGATTACAGGTTTATTCTGACCATTCGGGCCATCTGCGACAAAGCCTGACAAGGAGTGCAAAAGCGACATCCCCGGAAGCCCAACCGTTCCACCAAGCACGTCAGTCGTTGCATTATAAAGACGGTAGTTGCCATCTTTAATCGAGACCTGATCGACGTTGGCGTAGATATCCGAACCAAGCGGAATCTGAACCGTGGGCATTAGTTTACCTCAAGCTCAATCGCGGCTGCGACTCCGCAGTTTGCACCAGACCCAAAACTTCCAGTGTAAAGATAACAGTCAATGTTTGAAGAAGATGCCGTTGCCCCCCAATAGCCTCCCGAGGAAGTGCCAACGGATTGAGCTCGACATCCACCACAGACTGCGGCTTTCGCCGTGTAGGCATTGGGAAGAGTGAATCTAAGATAAGCTGCGGCGCCCCCAGTTGTTCCCGTAAAAACAACCCCAACCTGAAGAAGCTTGCGGCTATCAATCGACCACCTCGCACTTGTTATTACTGTTGAGGTGAAGGTTGTTCCCTGAGCCGAAAGGCTTGGCGTGTAGTCTGCGGGGAGAGTTGCAAAAGTGTTTGACGGGATTATGTATGCGCGAGTCGACGTAAGGAGAAGAGTCATCCCCTGATTCTGAAGAATCTCGCCACCCGTGAGTGCCGTAATGTTTCCTCGAACGATGCTTAAAGCTGCAAGCCCATTCACGCTAACTGTTGCGGCTCCGGTGTTTGATTGATGAGCAAGGAAAGAAACAACCATCCCATTTAGGTCGGAAGAAGAACTTATGTTGGGGGCGATTGTCAGATTGTAGGTATTAGCTGCCCCGGTCGAAGAGCCCGCATAAAGAGAGGAATCGTTGTCAATTCCAAAGAACAGGTTGTCGTAAGTGTACTTTGTAACGTCCGCAGAGTCTTTAATGACAAACTTGTAGGCGCCATCCGCATAAGCTTGCCCCGTACCATCCGCTCCAAGAATAAAAGGATTCGCAGTCGTCGATGACTTCTCTTGGTTTGTGTAAAGAGAGCGAGGCGTAAGAGTGCCCGCGTCATAAGTATAGACCTTCCCCGAAGCAAGGGGCTGATCCGTGGACGCATTGCGAACGCCGTTCAAAAGAAACTCAACCACTCGTGCTCGTGCCATTGCTAGATTGCCCCGTCGACAAATTCATCATCGCCACGCTCCCGGTCTGAGCGTTTTGCGTCCACAAAATATCTATCAGCCATGCCCCGGAGATGGTCCCGGTCTTCAGCCGGAAGCTTATAATCCTCAGCCAAGTAGGCCGCGAGTTCGTAAATAAGAGGAAGCTGGAATCGAGAGGGAAAGTCTCCGGCGCCGCCTGCTGTGTCCCAGTCTTGAAGCTTGCAAATGCAGAGGATGTTAAGAGTTCGGTCCTGACTTGGAACGGGCCAGACGGTAATAGTTGGAGCAGTTACGCCCTTAGGACTTGTTACGCCAACAAACACGGGGTCCCCCGTGCTGTCCTTGTCCGCAATATCAAAATACTGACGGCGAGAAATGACCTTCAGGGGGACATCGTTCGAGCCGTCATCGTAAGAAGCTTTATCAATCGCAATGACTGCGGGGTCACCCGAAGCCGTATAGTCCTTGGTCCCAGCGATAAGAGAGACCGTGAGTTCCTCAAGGCGCCAAAGGTAGAGGTGGCGCGTCTGGAGGAATTTAACAATTTCGTTCAAGGCAAGACGGCCCTCTTCAAGCTGGGAGGCGGTAAGCGCGGCCCCTTCGGCCTGAATGCCAGCCTTTCGAAATGCAGCCTCGATGAGCTGATTGCGGGTAATCGCAAAGTCGAAGTCGGTCGTTGCCATAGGTGGTGTAAAAAGGGGGCGGGCTTTTTAGGGCCCACCCCGTTAGGTTACGGATTGGTTGTGTAGGTTACAACGAGCTTGATAACACTACCCGCCGTAATCGTCGTGAAGGTCGCGAGCGTTAGGTCGATAGTGTCGTCCGCTGCGTAAACATAACCACCCGAGCCCGCAACATCCATCCGGTGGATAAACGCTGCCGTGGTTGACTTCGCAGACATGAACCGAGCCGCCGTAGTTCCGTCTCCAACGCTTGTCGTCGAAGTACTTGCGATACCGCCGGAGCCGCTGAAGATGATGTCAATAATTGTAGCGCCAGCCGGAATCTTGACCATCTGAATAACGTCCGCCGCCGCAAGGCCGGAAGCCGGGATGGTGTAAGTACCAACCGCCGTAATAACACCAAGGTCGCTCTTCGCAGGCAGGATGCTTCCTGCTGTGATGGAGGCTTTATCTGAGTAAAAAGTAGGCATAGAAAAATCCTTAAAGAAAGCAAAGAAGGAGGAGGGTTTCCCCTCCCCCTATTCGGTTAGAGGCCAGAGACGTTAGTTCTTGAGAGGTAGACTCCGAGTGAGCCGTAGTCCAAAGAATTAAATACGCTCTTAGCAACGCCGCAGATCATGTTCATGGCGAAGCCTTTTTGATTCTTGTAATCAAACTCTTCCTCAACCATGAAAGGTCTCTCGCCCCATGCCCATGCCGCGGACTGAGCGCCAAGGAATGCGCACTTAGCCCAAGCTACGGTAGAGCCACCACCATCGGTCGCGATTGCACAGTTCTCATGAGCACGGATGATCACGCCTCTCCAGTAAGCCTTCGCCCCGACAAAGAGAGGATTGCTCTTCCCACGCTCGGCAGCTTCACGCTGAGCCGCAACGAAGGTTGAATCACTCTCAAGGTCATACAGACAATCGGGGTGAACCAAGAGGACATAAGCCTCCTCGCCACCACCAAGCTGAATTGGCCGAATCGGAATATAGGTACGGTTGCCTCCGGTACGAGCCCAAGTCTTGAGCGCGTTGATAAGGTCAGGATTCAAGAGTGAGTTGGTCGCATGAAGGCCAGCCTTAGCCGTAGCCGCAGATCCCGCACTTACAACGCCAGAGGTGTTGCGATAGAACACCTTTGAGGGGGTAATCGCAGAAGCTGCGCTAAGTCCAAGTGCATCAAACACAAGGCCGTCACGCTTTTCCTTCATCCAGTCCTTAAGAGCCATACGGGCCTCGTCAGACACATCGAACATTGCACGTTGGCGAGTAAGAGCTCCGTCGTCACGAACGGCTTCACGGTAGAGCTCAAGGCTCACGGTAAAGTCGTAGGTCGTTAGGCTCTGTTCATTCCCTTGGAGTTCGGTGCTTCCCGTTACCCCACTACCCGTGAGACGCTGACGAAGACCAAAGGTAATTCTATCACCCTTAGACTTCTCAAGCTCCGTCTTAACCTGAATGCAAGCATTCGGTCCGGTCCCCATGATGGGCTCGAAGAAAGATTCTTTAGCCGCATCGCGAAAAAGTTGCTCTTCCCAAACCTTGCGGGTAAGGGCGTTGCCAGTCGCAAAACTTGTCTTTGCCATTTATATAAAAGTTCCTAACTCTGAGATTTTAAAAATTCACTTAACTCAGCGTCGGACCACTTGGTTATGTCAGCGTCTTTTCCTGATCTGCGGGACGAGGATGCGCCTGCGGAACCTGTTATCTGCGGACTTGAGCGAAGGGCCTTATCTACGCTACGAAGAACTTGCTCGGGCTTGCCTTTTGACTTCTCAAGTTCGCCTTGCAACTTCTGTACGTAGGAAACGAGACTCTTTGCAGTCTTTCTCCACTTTGCAGCTTCAAATAAATACACGGCCTCTAGTGGTCCTGCGGCTCTAGCTGGGTCGCGCCTGAAATTCTCGATCGTTCCCGAATCAACTCGGTGCTCTCGAAGAATCTCAACGGCGTCGTCGATATGAACCTGTTGGGGGTCCACAAAGCGACGGACCGTGCCATGCCACTGGTCTAGGTACTGCGTCTGCTGCTGCTCAGTTTCGATCGCTTCAAGCTCTTTCTGATTCTCCCTTAGCTGGATAACGGCTTCCGCCGCATGAGCTGGAGACTCGAAGGAGTCTTCTGATATCAGTTTCTTGAGGTACGCATTCGCCTCCGCGAGTTCACGACGACTCTGACCTAGCTCGTTGTTCCTTCGCTGAATGAACGCTTCTTTTTGCTCAAGAGCTGTGCGCTGCTCTAAAAGCTGTCTTTGAATCGCCTCGACTTCCGCTCGTGTGTATGTTTCCTGAACTGCGTGCTTGGGGTCGTCCGCTACTTGCGGTTCCGGCTCGGATTCAGTCGTCGGCTCGTCTTCGGATTCGTCAACATCTTCGCCATCTGGCTCAGCGTCTAGGTTTTTAGCCTCGGCGTCTTTGAGGTAGTCGGCGATTTCGCTGTCATCAGCGTCCTCGACCCGCACAAGTTCAACCTCAGTCTGAGTCGTCCCAGTGTTTTCAGGCGTTGTTGATGTTGGTTCTGTAGATTCCATTTGTTCTCCGCTATCGGCCCCCGTTAAGGGGTCACCCCGCATAGCCTCTAAGCTGAGGGTGAGAACAAACGGCTTTACCCGTAAGGCTAGCGCCTACGTTGGAGCATGAAGAGAAGAACGGCTTCCTCGTCTGAGGCGTAAACCTCAAGTTGGCGAGATATGATGGAAAGTAGGTTAAGGAGCTCGGGGTCGGGACCTTCTAGAGCAAGGAGCGCCCCATCGGGAACCATAACAACGGACCGAAGAATAAGGTTGATGCGGTCAATTAGGTCCTTAGAGTTCAGGAGGGCCGAGGTGGCGCTCGGTAAGTCTGCGGATTTTACGTTCTTTACCGCAGAGTCCAGCCAGGTCGTCCAGTCGGAAGCGACCGGGGCTTGGGTATCCTTCTTCTTTAGAGAGTGCTTTGACTTGGCCTTGACTACAGGCTTCGGGATCTTAAAGACAACCGTGTCCCGCTTCCGCCGAGCACCACCCGTACTGCCATTTCGGCGCCATCGGTAGGGTCTAAGAAGGAGGAGAAGGCTCATCTAATAGTCCCAGCCAGTCCTTTTATCTGCTGAATAGCCTCAAGTGTCTGCCCTTCCAAGCTTCCAAGAAGCGCCACAAACTGCCCGAATTCTGCGCCCCTAAAGTAAAGAGACTCGTAATACCTAGGCACGAAAGCACCATCCACAGTGTTACCGTAAGCTAGGCATATGTGCGCGTGCGCGTCCTCTTGACTCCACTCAGATCGGGGCAGCGCCACAACATTGATCATCGCTATCCGCACTTCCGTTACTTGCGCTTGGTCCAGTTCCAACGTTGCCATGACTTGCCTCTTCTAAAATCCTATGCGTTGCTCGTGCCGTGTTATCCCAGCTAAATATCTTTGCAGTGATTAAGCCGTTCTCAATTCGATGTCGTGTCGCCTCGGGCCAATCAAGAGCATAGTTCACTACGTACTTAATATGATCCGAAGAGTGTTCGCACTTCCACGAATTGCTATCGTCGCAAAACTCCGCAAGCCCATCGACTCTTGTGGTAATTAAGGGAATGCCCCTTGCGAGAGCCTCTAAAGCCACTATGCCAAACGGCTCTTGGTTACTCGGCATCACAACAAAGCTTGCGTTCTGATACGCGCTATCACGCCGCGACCGGGGGACGTGCCCAAGGTATCTGAAGTTCGGGAGTTTCTCGGCTGCTCTAATACGTTTCATCGCGTCTGTCTTCTCGGCTTCCTCTTGAGGAATTGCGGCTATCTGCCCAGCTACGGACACGCGAAAAGCAGGGTCGCGCTCTGCTATCTCAACCACATGCTCCCAGCCTTTCTGCGGGTCTATGCGCCCCATGAACAAAATGCTGCGTTCTGGCTTCCACTCAACCTGCCTCGCTGCTTCTACCCCGTTATAAACAACATCAATGGGCCTCTCGCACCCCATGTGCATCTTGGCGTAAGTCGCCATCGAGCGAGACACACAAATCACGCGGTCAGCTTCAAGCAATGCAATCTGCTCGTAAGTAGGAGGTACCAAAGTTTGGTCATTTGCCGGGCGATTCTGCGCGGCCATCATCTCATGCTGAAATAGATGGAAGTGCGCGACCCAAGGAATGCCGGTAATCTTCCGCAAGTTGCGGGCAATCATCTGCATATCCCAGTCATGCGCATGAATCACGTCAGGCGTCCAACGCTTGATAATATCGAGGCAGTGGATTAGGTACGCTTCTGAATTAACCAACAAGTTAGTAGGGAAACCGGGGTCAAAATCATAGCCGCACGTGCTCTTAGGAACGGTCACAGTCCAAGTGGGGTTTTGGTCCCACGTAAGGTCAGAGCATACGTGATGCACGTTGCGGAACCGCTTATTCAGCTGCAGAACGCACTCGCCGCGCCCGCCCATAATGCGGTCAGACTCCACGCACAAGGATAATATTCTGGTCATGGATAAGCCGTCCCCATTATGCGGCACGCAAGCGTAGTTGCTCCAGCAGTGGTGTTGAGAAACTCAAAAACTACGGTTCCTGCTGCGTTGTCAATGTACGCTTTAACTAGCCTCACGGTGCTCCCGCCATAAATCGTATCGGAGCTAATTGAAGCGCGAGAATCGTCCATTATACTTGGGTATGCAGCCACTGAAACGCCGCCGCTCCTCCCAGTCGAGGAGGTAGGCCGAGCCTTGAAGTGATTTCCTTGATACCCCGACGATCCGGCGATTGCCGTTGCGGTGGAAATAACTCCATTTGCCGCGCTCGCAAAAATTGGAATCGCAATCGTGTACAAAACAGTAGCGCTGCCTGCGATTGCCTGCGAAACAGTTGCAGAAAAGTCATATGCGCGGGGGAACCACCCGATTGAATTACTGCTCATGTGTAATAGACGAAGGTTACCCCGTCCCCGCTAACAGTTGAGTCAAGATAAATATCGTTGGCGTCGTCAATCTCAAGGCTATATGGCTGCCCAGCAGAAAGCGGGATACCTTCACGAGTGGCAAGCGTTGCAATACAGCCAGAACCGCCGACGACTATCGTGCCGGTGTTATCCGTCTCTGCTACGAGATCCACTTTCTTACAAGGCGTTGATGAGGCTACGAGCTGCACCCGAGTCCCCGCAGTAGTGACAACTTTGCGCCCGGAAACAATGCCGGTAATATCGTGGCCGACACGGCCAACAATTGCAGAGCCTGTGGTTAGTGCCGGGAGAGATGCAATTGATACCGCCTGCGTGCCGCTTGGGATGTTCCTAACCAGTAACGCCGGATCGGTCGCGGATGGTGCCGACTCTGTTACAAGCGCCGCTATTGAGTCGCCACCGATTGCAAGCTTAGGCCCTTGAACGAAACTTCTTGTTACTAGACCTGCAAGCCCTGCTCCGCTAGCTACTGTGCTCGAAGTACTTATCGAGTTGAGGCGAGTTTGTAGTTGGGAGGTTTCGCTATATGCGTAAAGACCAGCTGAAGGGATACCATCCTCCGACGCGGGCCAAGCAGCCCAAGCAGGATTACCCTCGAAAGGAGCAGCTTTAAGAACACCGATTCCCGTGAACTGCCCTTGGCTTGTTTCGGTGCCGGCCTTGGCCGTGTCCTGCTCAGTCGCGAGCACTACAGGAATGCTTGAAGCTTCCGCCTTTTGACCAAGTGACGTGGCTACGCCGCCAACCTGCGTGAGGTTCACGTCCTGCGTGCCGGAGGGCGTGATAGTCCAGCTCGTGACCTCGTTACCGCTGCCGTCGTAAAGTATCATCTTCTGATACTCCTCGCCGCCAATGGTCTTGGTCGCGGGAATGTAATCAGGGTTAGATGAGTTTGGCCCGTTGGATATTGTGGGACTCATTATGCCTCTGGCACGTCATCAATTCGAATTTGCGCATTGCCATTCGGGTCGCGGACGATGCTTCCGACGCTCGCGGACGGCTTAGCTAAGTAATTGTTGACAACGACAGGCGGAGGTTGAAGCTTCTGAATCGCTTGCACCATTTGCTCGGTCATCATCATCATGCGGTCCTCGCGCTCGGCCTTGTCCGACTCTGCGAGCAAGACTTCTGGAGAAAGGGCCTGACCCCCCAAACCTATTTCTGGGGAGTAAGAGGAAGGAGCGGTATCAAAACCAGAGGGGTCAGGCGAAACTTGAGGAGGCATTGCTCCCATTGACGGATCCATCGGCATCCCTTGCGGAGCTTGAGGGGCTTGCATCGCGGCTTGCTCAGGGGCAGGCATGTCGCCCATTCCAGAACCTTCCGCGACTCCGCCGCCCGTCATCATCTGCTGAACTCGGGGAGTGTATATCCCCTTAGCCGCAAGAGTCTTCTCTACTTCGGCGTCAGCCATCGCTTGAGTGCCCTGAGCATCAGCCTCAACCTGAGCAGATATTGCGTCGAGCATCTTCTTGCGGGTTGCTTCTGGAATATCAGGAGCCGTCTCAATAAGAACTTCAGGAGGAATGCCAACACCCTTACCATAGAGCTCCACAAGTACACCGAAGAGAGCCGCCTGAGAGGTTGGGCTCCAAGCAGATTCAACAACCGCAACATCGTACTCGCCGATGTCTGCTGTTTCGAGCATCGTGATAATTTCTTGGTCCGTGAAGGAGTCGAGAGCTTGGTCGCCAAGCATGACCTCTTCCCGAACGGACCGGTTCTTAAGAATGCGAAGAATGCGCTGAGGGGAGTAATACTTGCGAATCATCGAGAGGAGGAGGCGCCCGAGCTTGCGTTTCGCAAAGGAGAGGTTTTGAAAGACTTGCTCGTGACCAAGCATCTTCTGCTGCTGCCGCTGATGAATAGCTGCGCCTGAAGTGTTCGCCCCTGCGTCTTCAACGGACGTGTCGAGGAAGAGCGAAATCGTATTCGCTTCCATGTCGATAAGGTTCGCAATCTCGGAAGGGAACTTCGAGCCCTCGGTCTTTGATGGCTGCCGAGTAACGTCGTTAAGCGTAACAACGAAGCCAGGCTTGTTTGCGTTCTTCTCGAACTTAGCCTTCTCGCCTTCAGGGAAGAGAGTGTCGTCGATGAACCAACCGTAAGAGGACATCATGTTTCCGATGTCGACGGTCTGGCTTCGCCTGTAATTAACCTCGCGCTGAGAGTCTTTAATTGCCTCAATCTTTCCGTAGAAACGATTGCCGCGTTTCTCACAGTATACGGGTACAACAAAGAAGTCATCAGTCGGAAGGTCGGCTGGGTCCTCGTCAGAAAGAACCTTGGAGCCCGCAACTTTCGTTATGCGAATCTTTGGGATGTTCCGCTCGACAACAACGAAACCCGGAATGGTACGGACCATCTCGATGTCTTTATCGTTCCAGCGCTCGGCTTTATGGAAGAACTCGTCCGCAACATTAGCAAGTACGGAGACGGGTTTGTAGATTCGACGCCAACACTCAATGACTCGGTACTCTTTCCGCGCAATGTCTACAAGAACTTCGCCGCCTAACATTATCTGAGTACGGTTCTCACTTCGACCATACTGGTCATTCGCGTAGTTCTTGTGTGGAGATGCGTCTTCCGTGAGGAACGTATCGTGATTAATCTCTATCTCTTCTGCGACCTTCGGCCAGAATTGTTTCAGCTTCATCATGCTGTACATCTGGTCTTTAATGAGAACTTCGCAGTCGCTTAGGTCTTCCTTCTCGTGTTCGCCAAAAGTCGCACGCATCCAAGGGAGTTTCTCGACCTTGATGTCGCCTTCAAGGGAGCTGTCAAAATTGACGGAGAGGGTGAAGTTCCCGCGCCCAACAATGCAGGCGTCCTTAAAAACCTTCCCCTCTTCGCGGTCGTAGTAGCATTGTTCAAGTACGTGCTTAGCAACGGCGGAGTATGCGTCGGCAACTCGGCCATCGCCCTCGCCAACGGGTGCGTATTTAATGTCTGAGCGCTGACGGGCCTGAGCTCCGCAGAGTTTGTTGACGTAATGCTGAGCGTAGTTGAGAACAAGACATGCGCGGTTGTTAGCTTCACGCTGAAGCTTCTTCTCGGCAGGCCATTGCTCCCCGTCAAAGAAGTCATCGGCCTCAATGCCTTTCCGAAAAGAGTCGGCCTCAAGCTCTCGGCAGTCGCGGAAAATAGAGTGGACCTCGGAGACAATATCGTCGTCGAGTTGCTTCTTCGGCTGAGCCTTAAGCTGAACTTCCTCAAGGACGTGCTCGTGACCATCTTCGGGGTCAGGCGCAATTACCCAGCCTTCAGGGACTTCGGGCATCCCTTGGTCCAGAGGCATCCCAGTCATCGGGTCAATCTGCGGCTCGACGGGAGGTTGGTAAGGTTGCCAGATTACTTCGTGGACATGACCGTCTCGCGCTTGAGACATGGCGCCAATGCCCTTCTCCTCGTTGAGGTAAACGATATGGTAGTGAGCTCCACGGCCAACTCCGATCGAGTCGGTGCGCTTAAATATCTTTGGGCCTTGCATCTTCGTTAATCTCGAAAGCGGTGACTAGAGAGCTGCGGCCTTCGCCGAGAGTCTCGGTGCGAACGTGAAGAATCTTCAGGCGGTCGGAAAGAATCCCCTCGGACTTAGCCATCGTTGTAAAAGCGGAGAGAAGAGCGGACACAGCAGCACCAACGGAGTCAGGAGATGAGTCAAATGCAACTTGGTGCTTAAGAATCATACGAGGATCCACCCATCGGAAGTTTGGTCTCGGTCTCGGACGTACGCAGGGATTCGAGGCTTAGCTGGTTCGCTATCAGGAGGGCGAGCACCGAAGCGGTAATCGCGGAAAACGTCAAAAAGGTAAGCAAGAGCGTCCAAGCCATCGTCATGCCAATAAGGAAATTTACTCATCTCCAACCTAAGCCTCTCGATGTAGGCTTTCGGAATGGAAGATGAGATGTGGAGCTTGCCGTTGTTGAGGGGCCATTGAAGGTTTGAGAGGATACGCTCCTCTTTACTTCTTCCACCTGGCCTAAGTATGACTAAACTCCCACCTTCGACGGTGACACTCCGCCCTTTTGCTCGTAAGGCGTTCGCAACGTGAATCTCCATGCTCTGCATCGAGACTTTTTCAACGCCGAGCCTCAAGATTCGACCGTTTCGGAGGTAAACCTTGGTAACAATGTCCATTGCCTCTGCTTCTGCGAGGGGTTCAATGACGGCATCGAGTATGTAAATGTTGGAGGCGCCCAAGTCGTCGCGGAAAGGCTCAACCCCACAGACAAGAATACCCCAGGAGTCGCCCGTTCGGTCCTTTCGGTACCCGGCTGGGTCAATAACCATGAACTTGAAGAGGTTCTTTGGGATCTGGGAGGGCATGACCTCCTTGAGATAGGCGGAGTTGAGCTTCTCCTCACCGCGGGGGGTAGGGTCAAGGAGTTGTTGAGAGTAGAAGAACTGCTTGTTCGTGCGGAGCTCGGCTAGTTTCTTCTCGGGTAGGTAAACGGACTCACCATTTGGGGCACCGTCGACCGTCGCAGGCTTAAGGCGTAGATGGTAAACAGGAGTGCCGTCGTCAAGCTTCTTCTCCCGAAGGGCCTGAAGCAGACCGAAGTGATGGTAAGGAGTACCCGTCACCCCATGGGTCCCGTCAACCGTGCCAAGGTTCTGGCTCATGTCAAAGGACTCTTTGAGCTTGGTGATTACATCGGGGTTGTTGACGAAATCGTGAACTTCAATATCGTCGTAAAGGCGCCGCGAGAAATGGCTACCCGTCGGCATACCCTCAAGAAGTCCATGTCCAGAGATTGACGGCTCCGCCGCCGCAGTCGAACGCTTGATAACAAGCCCAACCTCCTCGCTCCACTTCGGGGATTCCTTCGCGGGGTTCTCATAGAAGATGTCCGGGAAGCAGGCCTTGAGAATCGCAGAGTCTTCAAGGACCCACTTGATTTGGCGCACAAACCTCTGAGCCGCGGGCTTTGAGTAGGAGAATAGGGCAATGCGCTCGTTCGGGTCGCGAAGAAGCCGGTGAATGGAGTCGGCTACGGTAATGATGGTTGATTTGCCGTGCTCACGGGCCCAGATGTCAAGTGTATTCGTTCGAGGTCCGTCTTGAACCTCCCAGCAGGCTTGAATCCAGAACTTGTGATAGGCAACCGGGACCCGAAGGCCAAAGTAGACAAGAGCCCAGAGGTCGTTAAGAAAGAGGTGCCGGTACTGCTCACGCTCCCAAGCCCCCTCGTCCACACCCTCGGGCGGGTTCATGATGGTCTCAAAGACCTCGTAGTAGTTGACCTTGTGCCTAACCCCAGGGATGCGGCTCCACTTGATGCCGTTAAGCTCAATCTCCGTACCCTCAAGGCGGTGAGGCTTCTGCGGGAACCAAGGCTTGGAAAAATCGTGTATCACTACCCCGAGGGTGAGATAGGAGTTGACTGCCCGTAAGTTTTATGACACCTATTGGTCATGTCCTTCTACGTCCCGGTCGTTAAAATCGGGGGCGCGCTTTGAGGCTTAATGCCGAACTGTCCAGCCGAAGGTTAGCGATGAATGCTCTTAAACGTCGCAGAATTAACAACACCAGAGCGAAGCGGTTAATGACCGATACCCAACGAAGCTTGTTGCAAGGTTAGTTGGTAGGCGTTGAATGCATCTTAGGATGTCGTAAAGGAGGGACAGCCCAACCCCCTCCAGGAAGCCGAAAGGGAGACTTTTCGGTCTCCGAGCGCGAGCAGTTATAAGTCTCGACCCTCCGAGTTGGCAGTTGCAACACCGAATACGGATACCGACTAGGACCGATGTTTGCGTTCGCTAAAGGCTATGACCTTTTTGTCAAACAGAAAGGTAACGTAGCCCTTAGTGTAACCAAAGCCGTGTCCGCTAGTCCCGATATGTAGGATCAAGTATATAGTCTATAGGTTCCGCTTTAGGGATCTTAGGGATTAGGGCCATGCCTCCAGTCAAAGGGATCGGGCCGCCACTTAAAAATATTCGCTAACTTCCGGGGTGTTTTATAACAAGAACGGTCGGACCCGCCGGAGACCCCTACCCCCACACCCCCCCCCCTACC